CGTACTGTAAACAACTGGTTGATTATTTATGTATGGATGATCATGCATAAATATGAATGATGATGCTACGTTTGCTGATGAGCCATCAAACGCTTTTCTATTAGAAATTAAGATGTTTTCGTTTTTCGTCATTCTTGAAGTGTCGCCATCGATGACCATTATTTGATCATATTTTCTACTCCCAGCGACTACTGGTTCAATGATTGTCACGAAAGGATCTAACGTATAATCTACTCCTGGGTTTACCGTCGATAATGCACTAATAGTTCCCATAGTAAACAACTCTTTAGTTAGAATTGTGTCTATAGAATAGTTAGTCAAATTGCCAGAAGGTTTACCTGGAAACCCATATGAATTAGAACCTGATAAAGCACTGTTGGAGCTACCATTTAAGACTATGCTGAGATATGGCGCACCATAAATATTATACCCTCCCATAAAATCGGTGTTCAACGTAATAGTCTCTTCATCATCAAGACTAGAGATGCGCAAATCGGCCAAAGAACCTTCTCCAGCTATGTCTATAGACGCATCAGTATATGCTGCAAATGAATGCCCATTTTCATTTAGTCCAGGAGATATTGGAATAGTAATTCCATTAGCATAGGCTATTGTTATACCTGATGTGTTTGCGACTCCAACGTAGTACGTTATATTGTTGCTTAGCAGATCTATTTTTGTTTTTCCGCTTCCAACCCTATACACCAGTATTTGACCATTTGTAAATGGATGATTGTTTAATGTAATGAAGTGGTTGGTAGCGTTTACATCATTGCTAGCATTAAAAGATACGAGGTTTGAGCCGACACTGTATACGTATAGTTTATTATCGTAATCAAATGGAGAACCAAGTGTAGAATTACCAGAAAAATTGTTACCTGATGATACTATTGCAGTAAAGGAATGACCGTTTTCTGTTACACCCTTTGATAAAGAAATCACTTCACCTGATGGGCTGTTTGATAGCTGTACTCCTCTTGTATTTGCTAATCTTGCATAATATACTGATCCAGACACTAAACCAGTTAGAGGTGTGTTTCCTGTATTAGAGCTATACCTAATAGCTTGAGCGTTAATAAATCCACTATTTGGAATATTAATAAAATCTAAATCAATATCAACATCTGTATTAGCATTAAAATACACAGGGTTTGCTGTATTGACTATTTTAACGATTGGTGATTCTATATAACCACTTCCACCATTTAAAATATTAATACCAGAAACGCTGCTATTTGCATAAGTAACTACTAAACCAACTGCTCCTGATCCAGTCTCAGATTCAAATGTAACTAGTTCACCATTTGAATATCCTTGGCCAATATTATCAATGCTTACTGAAATTACAGAAGTTTCTGATGGATTATAGATTCCAATTGTCGTGGAATAGAATGAAAGATTAGAATTAGACCCAGAAGCTCTGCCAAATATTCTCTGAGAAGATACGAAAGTTCCAGCAGTATTAGTAACATAGATTAAATTTTTTCCACCTTCTTGTCTAATTAGGTCTACGGTAGCAGTAACCCATTCTCCTATAGATGAATTTTGTTGATAGATTTGTTCACCTTTAATTGGTAAAAGACCTCCTTCAACATCGTCTATTATTAGAGTGTTGTTACTAGAGACACCCATTATATTTGCAGTAGATGTCTTATCCGTCTTTAATGTAAGGTTAGCAGAAGACGTATTTGAACTATTGTAAAGAGTATTGTTAATTGGAGGAAGATTACCAGACAATATAGACAAATACATATTGCCTGTACCGGTAGATGAATTAGATGAAATTTCAATTATCTTTGATATGCTAGTAACATTACTGCTTTCATACGAAAATATTAAATCGTTCGCAGATAATGTTCCTACAAGTGTATTGAACTCTACATATGCTTTTGGCTGAACTAACGTACTAAACAGTTTAAAGGGAGTGTTAGCGCTGCCAGTAGACGCTATAACATTATTAACTAGTAATGATTTTTCTGAGATTATGATTTTTGGTGATGTGGTGTATCCCCACCCACCATCTAATAGAGTGAATTCTACTTGACCAGTAGAATTGGCAGTAGAAGTAACTAATGCTTTGCCATTAAACCCGGTATTTGAAATCAAATTTACTATATCACCAACTACATAATCAGAAGCTCCAGCTATGACTTGAAGTTGACTGAGAGATCCAATTAATTTTGGAGCCTGTCTTGGGTCTATAGTACCAGAATGTACTATAGTTTCTCCAAATTCAAAATTACCACGTACATTAGTTATAAAAAAAACATGAATATCTTTTGATATTTTAACTTCATTTCCTTCAGCATCAACCTGATTATTGATTTTTTTCTTAATAGCGTAGTTTTCTATGAAAGCTGTTGCGCCACTTCTTATACCTGTAACTTGTTTTCCTTCAAATTCTGTATTGAATCGTGTATTAGTAACTTCTAAATACTCAGGTATTTTCCATGTATTATCAGACAGTTTAAATACATCATCACCTGGATAATAGACTTTAGCTGGCTGAGCATAAACTAGTTTAAAGAATAAATCTACTGATCTTTCTGTTCCTTTAGAACGATAAAAATCTAATGCATTTTTTGCTAATAATCTTTTATTCGTAGCTACATCGAATTGTATATTTTTTAATGTTTCTTCTTTAAAATATACAATGAAATCTTCAACGGTTTGATCTATGTCTCTATATTCGAGTAATCTACGTGAATGATACAATACGTTGTTAGATTGCTCGAGCCATTCATAATAAGATTTTATTAATGTTATGAATTGAGGGCCTTCTTCTCTATAGAAAGCAGGAAATTGCGATTCTACTAAAGGAGATATAAAAGAAGTTATGTCTTTCACTTGAAATTACTCTCTTTCAGGAACAACAGTTATTCTAATGTCTTGATCTCTAATAGATAGAATCGTTCTTAATTCTGATAAAATATCTTTAGACTTTGTTCTAGCATATATTTTTACGAATTCTCCGGTGAAAGAATCAATTTTTAATTTGTTTATTATGATTCTTCCACTTTCATAATCTACACTTCCTATGTCAGAAACTTCAGTGTGTTCAACACCAGAATCTGCTTTAAGTTTCAACGTTCCTAAACCATCATCTTCTAAAATTACTACTTTCCCATTTGATAAAAAAGGAGAAGAACTAACCGCGCTTAGATAATTCGCTGGGTGCGTTTTCTGCAAGTCTGCAAAATCATCTTCTAAAGCTTGTTGAAAGTCTATACTATAATTTGTTTCTATGCCCAATTGCGGAGTTAACGTTCTTATAGCTCTAACTATAGTGTCATTACTGATGATACTTCTATCTGTGCTATCAATAGAAGTTACTAAATTGCTATACCTAAACTTAACATTAAAGTCATCAATGTTATCTGTATTGAACGTTCTTATAGTGTTAAGCACTAAATCTTTGATTGATTCTTCACTTAAAGCAGTCAAGTTGATGTTATATCTAACAATAGTTTCAACATCTAAATACATAAAATCTGGGTCAATAAAGATCGGATCTATAGATAAAGAAGCTCTAGGTTTTATAAAATTATAATATTGTTCTTTTCTAATATCAGGAACTCCATCTACATTGTTTAAATCTACAGCAATATAAACTTTACCAAATTGCGGTGGATCTAGTTCTTCACCACCAAAAACAGATACTGCATTAATTTCTGGAAAATTAATTTTTAAGAGATTTTCATAATCTTCAGCAGTTACTGCTCTTTCTTGAGTAGTAAAGTATCTAGGAGCATTGAATTTGATCGATTCTAAAGATTCATTTACAGATCCTTGAGAAGCAGCATATAGCGTATTAACCGATACATTTGAAAACGTTCCTATGGCACCGTCTGCACGAAATACTGAACACCCATTGGGCAATTCTCCCTTTGTTGCTCGATACTCACACACAATGACTGCGTTATCCGCAGGCTTTCTACCAATTACTCCATCTCCGAAAAGTATCTCGTACTTTTCTCCCTCACACCCTTGAACGAAATAAATGTTTGAATTAGCTCCTTTTCCAAACAATGATGTAGCTCTAAGATAGGTATATACATCTGCACCATTGTTTTCGAGAACTATAACACTTAATGAATCTGTATCTATCGTAGGATTAGACATTATAAATCTTTGAATAGGATTAGAATAATTTACGTTAAACGTATCAGTTACATATTGTCCTTCATAAATCGTTATTTCGCCTGTGGTGTAATCGTAGCGTGTGCTAGAAGAACTAACAGGTGTGCTCTTTAAAGACGTCGTTAAGATCGTTTTGTCAGTAGAAAAAGTGAATGTATTGGATCCAACCCTAGAAGTAAATGTTGTTCCTTTAGGAATTGTTATAAACGTAACTGGAGCAGTATCTTCATTAGAAGTAACGGTAGAGATTGTAATTTCTACATTTGCGCGAGATGACTTAAATGATCTAGGAACATAATTTAATTCTTTAGCCCTTGATATTACACTTTCTCTAAGTTGAGCGCTATCTAAAAACATCTCATTTCCTATCATGTTTAAGTAGAATGCATTCAAATATGTATTATATGATAGTACATCGAGCAACACGTTCATGTTGCTACCTTCAAAATCATAGTCTTTAAATGAAGATTGTGCTTTAAGATAATCTTTAAAATTATCTTTTAAAGTATTGAAATCTAAATTTACTAAATTTATGTTAGTTGTGTTGGCCATTATCTTACTCTGTAAAGAGGTATATTGATAGTAGTTACATCTTCAATAGACGTTATATAGAAAGAAACAGTTATCATATATGCATTGTTGTCTGGATACGCGCTTGCAACTACGTCTATTAATTTAGCTCTAGGCTCATAGTTTTCTATAGTCTCTCTTACTTGACTTGCTATACCAACTTCTGTTTGAGGACTCATAGGCTCAAATAGAAGCTTTTGAATATTAGAACCTATATCTGGTTGAAATAGTCTTTCATATTTATTTGTGAATAATAAATTTTTTATTGAACTTATAACTGCTTCTTCGTTTTTATTTGTGATAACTTGTCCATTATCTGGATGAACATTTAAATTAGTTAAGAAATCAGAATAAAGATTATCTTGCTTAGGTCTTTGAGCAGTGTATCTATCCGCTACTTTTGGTAGTGCCATATGATTTTACTTATGTTTATTATGTCTATTTATCCGCCTACAAACACATTACCACTTCCACTCGAAGAAGCAGGAGCACAGTGTGCTCCTCCTAATGGAGGGCATAAAGAATCAGGAGCAGCAGAATTTCCTACTATAACTACCATTTTTCCATTTACAAAAACTTGATTGCAGGCTGCGCTTAGCGCTCCTGCGCCATGGCTGTTTGGATCTGCATCAACTGAAACTAATAGTTTATTTGCAAAAACAGTTCCTTGACCGCTTACAATTGTCGATGCGCCACATGTCCTTGAATCACTGTGTCTATGAATTGGAATAGCCATTACGGATTCAAATCTATTTTTGAACCAATCAAAGTCATTGGACCACCAGATTGTATCTTACATGTCCCACCTATTTGCAGTTCAAAATTCTTATCAACTTCCATCTTTACATTTCCTACCACATGAACATGAACGTTACCTTGTACATGAATCTCATCGTTTTGAGCGTGGATTACGAAATTATTTCCCGTAACCTTGGTTACAGTTCTACCATCGGCACTGATCTCTACATACGTCCCTGATTTGTGATATATCTGAATGCGCTCTGCATTTGGTGTATCATCTAGTTCAATCACGTGACCTGAGAGAGTCCTAGTCACTTTATTGTTAGGATATATCGCAGCATACGTTGAAGGAGGCTCAGGCCCTAGAAGAGGTCTGGTTTGCCACTGGTTGACTTCCCTAGCTAATGGTGATACGTCATGTAACTTAGGATCATTATCTTTTATAGCTGGCATAGTTCCTAATAAAACAGGAGCTTTTGCAGAAGGACCATCTGCAAAAAATCCATAAACAAAACTTCCTACTAGAATTCCTGTTGGGGATACTCCTACTTCTCCAAACTCCGGCTGTTGATAGCTAGCGCTTGTTATAGGAAGAAGAGGAGCAGCCCATGGAAGATCTTCATCTTGGAAACTATCATGGAATCCCTTGATCCTTATCTGCACTTGCCCAAGCATGTCTGGATCCATTAAATTTACGACTTCAGCAAAGAACCAGCAAAATGGTATATCGCCTACGAATCTATTACTATTCATCATTAGCTCCTTGTGCTTTCACCATATGCACCTTTGATCAACTCCATTGAATTCATATACCTATGTTTCGCTTGAAGCTTATGAAACATATGACGTATCGATGATATCAAGTATTCTCCTGACACTAGAGTTGAAACATTGTTTAACTTATTACCTTTTGGTTTTGTTTGACCATCAATCGCTGGTACTTGACACTGTATTCGATACCCTGCGGACAATACACTATCACCCCAAGTCATTATTCTTAATATATTCTGAGTCAGCAATTCCACAAACGCTTTATTGAAACCAATCTTGTCTATTAAAAAATCATCTGGATTTTTAGACGTGTTGATGTAAAAATTAGTCACAGCTGGCGATTTACCATACTCATTTTTAAAATTAGAAGTATTCAAGTCAGATGTTTTTCCTGGAAACTTAAAGTTAGATACTTCCTTTATTAAATCAAAAGTTTTTGTTTGATAAGATCTTGTTCTTAGATCCAAACTTGTAGTTACGTTTTTCAATGCACCTTCTTGAACCATCTTAGCAGTTGACTGTTGAGTTATGTGGTTGTATGCTAATATGTTTCTAAAGTTGATATTTTTTACATTAGTTTTCGAATCTGTATCAAAGAAAAATTCTGCATCTGGAATTTTACCTTCTTTTCTTTCAAACAAATACTCTATTGGTGTAAACATGAATCCATTTTTATTTTCAAAAAAAGAATAAGTTGAAGATTTATATTTAACTGATACAGCTCTTCTTCTTAAATAATCTATGCTTTGAAAAGGTTTCATTTGTATCAAGTCTAAGCTTTGAACACCCTTTGTTCCAGAAGGTTCTAACACCACTGATTTGCTTGTTCCAATTACGCTTGTCATGATGTATTTTATGTACTCATCAATTTTTTTCTCTCTCATAGCTGTAGTGAACAATTGTTTAGAATTATCTAATATTTCTTTTGAACAAAGAACTAATTGATACTTAGCGTATTGAGCATTTGGATCGGGTGCTACGTTCTTTACTTCGGTGATCAAAAGATCAAATGTTCTACTCGGCAAATCAGGATGATTTTTAAACTTCAATATGATCTTACACTTGTCAGCTAGTATTGGATATGTTTCTCTGAGATTGATACTATCAGTTATTTGAATTATACCACTTATGATAGGGCTTTTGATAGATTCATGTATATCAATGGTTTCAAATTGTTCAAATAAACTATAGGGAGATTTATTTCCTGTTATATCGACTAAATCAAATCTCTCAATTATTACGTCACCCGGTTCAAAACTCTTTTTAGATGTCATGAAAACGACTCTTTAAGCGATGAATACACATCTTGAACATAACGCTTATCAAGTATATTAATGTTTTTCTTTAATTGATTGAGTTCTGTCTCATAATCAAATGCAGTGACTGGAGAAAAGTATACTTCTTCATTTGAAGACATACTTCCTGTAGTTCCACCGAATGCGTTAAAAACAATGTTGGCAGATGTAAGTTGAGCGTTAGCTAAAGATTGATCGCCTGTCACATATCCTGAATCATAGGGATTTCCATTGATGTCTATGAATCCAGAAACATGTTGAATTGTGATCAATGAAGAGTTGCTGAATGTGATGAATCCAGATGAATCGTCTTGAGTGATCTTCTCTCCAACTATAAATTGCGTATTTCCTACTAAGTTAATTTCAAAATTTATGATCTTATTAGTTGAAATAACAGTGTTTTCTTTAATTCTTTCATAACCTAAGATTCTATTATCGAAAGTAACTGTAGCTGCCCAATATTTCTTAGATTGGTTAGGTAATGACATATATGCATTTTGATCTAGTATAGAATCATCTTGATCATAATTATTTCTATAAAATACAATTTGCTGGTATGCGTTTCTTAATGACCCATATTTTTTAGTTAAAAAATTATCAAAATTTTCTTGCGTTAAAGCTACGTCATAATAAGGATCTACTATTTCATTAAATAGATAAAGTATCCAAACATCATCTGCATCATCATAATAATCATATGCTATATTTTCATATCTTAAATTTCCTGTTGATTCTTTTTGTACGTACGGATAAAATGATGAAGAGATTTGTTTGTACTCTTCACCAAATTTTACTCGTGTTAAAATATTTCTAACGTAATTATTAGAGTAATTTACGATTGGAAGATTTGTGAAATATTTCATATGATTATGTTAATTTAGCAATTGTTTGTTCAATTCCAGATTTCAAAGTATTATATCCTTTCTTAATACTTTCAATACTGCTACTCGCTTCTGCTCCATAATCATTTGCGGTAATAATTTCTATTTCTTGAAATAGAAAACTGAAAGCAACAAAAGTAGGAGCGTTTGTTCCTTTGAAAAAAGAAGGTCCGTTAGGAGTATAGTTTATATTAATCGCTGTAATTAATCCTCTTTTATAGAGAGGAGTTGTATCTGGATCTAACCCATGAATTTCTATTTTTACCATGTGTGGGTAGTCCATTACATTACCATTTCCCTGTGAAATAGCTGGCAACACTAATGATTTAATTTGTTTCAATAAATCTTTTAATACGCCACTGTCTTCTGCCGATTTAGGTGTAAAAAGCCAGCTAAACTCAATGGCTGGTCTAAGATCTACACCATTAAAAAAGACTGATATATGCGGATTCGGAATTGCACCAAGAAATTGACCCCCCAACCCTGCTAACTGCTCTCCACTAAATCCTAATACATTTGTTTGAGAAACTTTATTTGCTAATACTGAGTATCCTAAACCAATAGCATCTTCGGCATATTCAGTTTTAGTTGCCCTGCCCGATCCCTGAGCCTCTGAAAGCAGATTTTCAACAATAGGAACTGCGGCTCCTATTGTTTTTAACGAAGTAGGAGCAACGTCTATTGTATGTTGTTCTGATAAATTTCTTGGAATAGGTAAGTGGACTTGTAAAACAGAAGAAAATGAACCTTTATCAAAATTACTTGGTCGTTTATATTTTGCAAAATCAATAGTAAAAAATTCAGTTCTAAGATTATCAACTGGATATTTTATAGGTGCTGACCAAATTGAAGAGTTAGGATCTAATACGGTAGAAGGATCATTGCTTGTATTGAATGTCTGTGATCTAGAAGAAAACATATTCAAACCAGCTCGATTAAAGTTTTGTCCTAATGAAAGAGAATCTGTTTTGTTTGTAACAAAATTCTTTATTCCATCTAATGATAGCCCATTTCCTGATAGAGCTGAGCTTAAAGCACCCATCCCTTGTTTAGAAACACCAGCGGCGGTAGTTGCTATGCCTGAAATGCTTTTCCCGACATCGCTGACGAAATTGAATGAATCGAAACTAGCCATTTTGATCCTTTTTAAAAGTATTTATAAATAGTTTCATGAGTTATAAAGGCTATTTCAAACCCAAACACCCTAAAAAATACAAAGGAAATCCAACTAATATTATTTATAGATCTTTGTATGAACTAAAATTGATGAGCTATTTGGATAAGAATTCCAATGTTTTAGAGTGGGCTAGTGAAGAATTTTTCATTCCTTATGTATCACCCATAGATGGAAAAGTACATAGATATTTTCCTGATTTTTGGATTAAGAAAATAAATAAAGAAGGTTTAGTAGAAACAGTAGTCATAGAAGTTAAACCACAAAAACAAACTATACCGCCTACTCCTCAAAAAACTATAACCAAACAGTATTTATATGAAGTTCAAACATGGGGTGTCAATCAAGCAAAATGGGAAGCAGCTAACAAATATTGTTCTAGTAAAAACTGGAAGTTTGTAATAGCAACAGAAAAAGAATTAGGAATAATGGTTTAATGGCTACAAAAGATTCTTACACGCAATTGCTCGAACAAAGTCATTCTCAGAAGTTTGAGAATGATAGAAAGTCAAGAGAGTGGTTCAGAACTAAATCTGAGACCATCAATAAGACATCTCTATCTCCATTGAACACGATAAATGATAGAAAACATGTAACTGGAATAAGATCTATTCGTGAAATAGGTAGTTTATATCTCTTTAATTATAACCCCAAAACTAAACAAACATTAAATTATTATGATACGTTTCCCATAGTTTTTCCGTTTAACATAACAAAATCTGGTTTTTTAGGATTAAATTTACACTACTTGCCTCCTACGTATCGAGCTATATTGATGGACAACTTGTATATTCTATCTAACTCAAATGATTATAAAAAAGATACTACTCGATTGCAAAAAATGACTTATTCTTATTTAAATTCGCAAAGAAATTTTAGATTTTTTGCTCCATGTGTAAAGACCTACTTAAATAGTCAAATTCGATCCAAGATTGCTTTCATTCCTCCAAGCGAATGGGA